AAGATCTACCAGAATTTGACCTCTTGGTTGGAGGCTTCCCCTGCCAAAGTTTCTCAATTGCTGGAAAGCGAGGAGGGTTCGACGATACAAGAGGCACGCTCTTTTTTGATGTCGCAAGGATTGCACAACAAAAACAACCACGCCTTCTGGTGCTCGAAAACGTCAAAGGGCTTTTATCTCACGACAAAGGAAACACTTTCACTACCATCATCTCCACGCTTGATGAATTGGGGTATGACTGTCAATGGCAAGTGCTTAACAGCAAAAATCACGGAGTCCCCCAGAACAGGGAGCGAGTGTTCATTATCGGACATTCTCGAGGAACAAGTAGACCCGAAGTATTTCCTTTCGGAGAAAGCGGTAGCATCAATAATGGGAAGGCTCCACAAGGGAACGACCTTGCATACTGTCTCCAAGCAGGAAACGACAAACACAGGGGAAGTTATGTAAATCAAGATAAAAATAAAATACGTCGTCTAACACCAACCGAGTGTGAACGACTCCAAGGATTCCCAGACGGCTGGACAGAAGGAATAAGTGACACTCAGCGATACAAATGCCTTGGCAATGCAGTTACTGTGAACGTAGTAGCGAGTGTGTTTAATAAAATAACAAACTAGATATGGCAGCAAAAAAGAAAGCAGACAAAGAGGTAGTGCCGTATACACAAATGACGCCGGTACACGTGGTCAGGCAGTACGTGTATCAGTCGACTATCGTATATGTGGAGATTAACTTTGACCTTGGGAAGGTGTCGTTAGTGGAGCGAGTGGAACTGGGTAAAAACGGCACAACGTATGCAGCTAAGAAGTGGGTATTCGCAAACCGAGAGCTAGATTATATGGGAGGGTGGCATCAGATACTAGACGCTATGAAGTTTGCAGTAGACGAAGCCACCAAGGAGCTGGAAGCGTACAACGCAATGATTAACGCCCGGGACTGTTTCTAGCGATGTGTAACGACCTGATCAAAGCTATACTGTTTGCAGTGTTCCTGAGCTTCGTAGCTGGGGCAGCACTACATGCAGCTATAGAGATGTTTAAGAAAGCAGCTCAAGGTATTGGACTTTGAGAGGGGGAGAGAGTTAGCGTGGTAGAGATACCGAGGCGCACCGTATGCCGGTATTCACTTACAGGTGTCACAGGTACATAAATTAGCGGGGAGTTGAGAACCTCGTGTCTATCGTAACCCTATCGGGTTGCAACGCTTTATACGGGGACTGAGACACTAGCTAGTCTTGAAACCGTATAACCTCTATCCCTCTCACAGTGTAATCGTGTAGAATAGAAGCTATGCAAAAGACCAGACAGTCGTTACCCAAACACGCGAACCGCCGGAACGGCGTGGAGACCGTTGTGTATGCGTACGAAATAGACGACGCCAACTTTGGTTTACTCCGGGTATTGTATACAGCTAACGGGTGGTGGAAAGATAAAGAAAAACTACTCAGGCTGATAGACGCCTATAAAATCAACGCAGATGACTCACAGGCTTGTTTTTACGCGGGAATCAAACGTTCCCGGCTAGATTACTTTATAGATCTACACCCTGAGTTTTTGGAAATAAGAGCCGCTTGCCGAGGGAATCTAAAGTTTGTGGCTAAGAACACTATCGCAAAAGAAATCAAAACAAACGCTTCTGCAGCCTTTGCCTATTTGAAACATGAAGAAGATAAAGAGAAGCGACAAGCAGAGGAAGCTAAGAAGCGACAGAGAGAAGAAGAAGGAGAGCCAGCCAACGAGATTGTATTCGTAGACTTCTCCGACCCAGCCAATGCATTACCAGCCGGTAAAGAAAACGACGATGCAAAGAGTGAATAAACATTATGAGCCGCTGTTTCGTACTCCGCCTGGGGTTCGATACTATATCCACATGGGTGGACGTGGTGCAGGACGTTCTACTACTGGCTCACAGTTTGGTCTGGGACGCCTGCGTGATACAACGCGGTACTTCCGGTGCGCCATCATGCGGTACGTTCTAGGTGATATTAAAAACAGTATCTACCAAGACATCGCCGACCGCATAGAGGAGCAGGACTTGGAGGAGTATATCGACTCGTCGGAGCACGGGTTATATTTCAAATACAAACGCAATACCATCAAGGGCATTGGTTTCAAGAAGTCATCGGGTGATCAGAAGTCCAAGCTCAAGTCTCTAGCTAACTACAATTGCGTCATCATCGAGGAGGCGGACGAGGTGGGAGAGGAAGACTTCATGCAGCTCGATGACTCGTTGCGTAAAGCGAACGCGGACATCATCGTGGTACTGCAGCTCAACCCGCCGGACAAGAATCACTGGATTATCAAGCGATGGTTCAATCTAGTAGACAGTGGAGTGCCTGGCTTTTATAAGGCTGTACCAAAGCTGGGTATGACTGATTCTATTGCCGTGTGTACTACCTACCGGGAAAACATAGCGAACATCAACCCTAGCTCGGTGGCTAACTACGAACGGTACAAGGAGACAAAGCCTGAGTACTACTACAACTCTATTTGCGGGTACGTGTCCGAGGGACTGATGGGACGTATATTCAAGAACTGGAAACCTATTAGCGACGCGGAGTTCGATGCACTTCCCTACCCCTCTATCTACGCATTAGACTTCGGGTTCTCAAACGACCCGAGTGCCTTGGTAGAAATCAAATACCACAACAACGACGTATGGGTACGCGAGCTGATATACCAGAAGGGACTTACTAACCCGCTACTGAGCCAGAAGTTCGAAGACCTGGGACTGTCATACGACGACGTTATATACGCCGACAGCGCCGAGCCAAAGAGTATCCAAGAGCTATGCGACCTGGGGTGGTTCGTAGAGCCTGCTGAGAAAGGTCCAGATAGTATTATCGCCGGTATCAATATGCTCCTAGAGAAGCGCGTACACTACACCGAGGGCAGTACCAACATCGCCTTCGAGCACGAGAACTACAAATGGCGGTTGGATAAAAACAAAGAGCCTACTAACAAGGCAGAGGATAAACATAACCACGGTATGGACGCTATACGGTACGGGGTATTTACTGACAGCCGTACAGAGTTCGTAGGGTTTGCAGGTTCGTAATCGTGTTACAATTCGCGTATGAGTATCTTGAAAGATATAGCCGGGCTTATTAGAGGGAAATCACAAGGCGGTTTTATCGTCGGGGGTTTGCCAGCCAACGGCTCTAGCTGGAACGGGAAGGACTTTTTAAGTGCCGCTGATATTTCTCTATACACCGACAAGGCTGTGATGAAACGCCGGGAGAAGGTGGGGGAGATTGAGTGGGTAGTAAAGGACGATAGAACAGGCGACACTATAGAAGATCACGATATATTGCGTATCCTGAACCATCCAAACGACCACTTCGACGGTTTCAAGTTTTGGTCTATGTGGCAGGGTTACTACGATTACATTGGAGAAACGTACATCGTCATTGAAATGGGTGAGCGTGAAATCTTTGAGCCTAAAAATATCCAAGCGCTACACAGCCTAGTACCTACCAAGGTTACTACCAGGTGGAACGTAGACGGCACTGTATCAGCGTACGAGTATCAAACACGTACTGGGAAGCTACACTTCCTACCTGAGCAGGTTATTCGCGTTATCAACCCAGACCTGAAGAACCCAATGGTCGGGCGCTCTTTGATTAAGTCCGGGGTACAGTCCATTCAAACGGAGATTCAGATTGGTGCGTACCACGCACGCGTACTAGAGAACGGTGGAAAGGTAGAGGGTGTATTCAAATTCAAGACTCCCCGCCTGCAGCAACACCAGCTCAAAGCACTGAAGGACGACTACGAGAAGGAGTACGCCGACGCACGTAAGTCGGGTATGCCTCTATTCCTAGGTGGAGACAGTGAGTACCAACGTACCGGGCTGTCACCTGACGAGCTTTCATTCCTAGAAGCGAAGTCAATGACGTTGAAAGACATCGAGATTATGACTGGAGTACCCCAGGCGCTGCTTGGTAGTATGGACGGTTTGCAGTACTCAAATGCGGAAACATCACACCGTATCTTTTTGCGTGAGACTATCAAGCCGTTGCTACGAAACCTAGCCGGTGGACTGGACAAGGTGCTACTACCAGAGGGACTGACACTAACGTTCGTAGATCCAACCCCTGAGAACGTAGAGGAGAAGATTAAAGTGATTGAGTCGGGTGTCAAGAACTACCTGATTACTCCAAACGAGGGGCGACGTATGCTCGCAGCTTTGATTGGTGAGGAGCTACCTGACGTACCTGACGGCAACAGTATCCTCGTACCGTTCAACATGATCCCGCTGGGTGACGCTTCAGTTGCGTCTAGAGAGGGCGACAGTGCAGAGAAAACGAGTAAAAAAAAAGATAACACCGAGGAGGTAGCACATCCGCTTCGCGACCCGGACGTTCGAAAGGTGTACGGGAATATGATGGAGAAGCGCATGGACAACCGTGAGATTCCGTACAAGCGTGTGACAAAGCAGTATTTCAACGCGCAGCGTGACCGGCTCATCGCTCGGTTAGACCCTACCAAGGCGCACGTGTTTCGAAAGGAGGGCGTACTAGACGAGAACTTCTCTATCGATGTGGAGGTGCAGTTGGGTATGGACGCGTTCCTACCGCTCGTCAAAGAGCTGGTTATCGCAGCCGGGGTAGACGCACTGGAGCTAGTAGGGTCAGAGGACGACTTTAATGTGTCGGCTAACGTCACCTCTTGGATGGAGAAGCGTACCGGAGTATTCCTGAATAGTATCAATGAGACCACGTACAAGAAGCTCACGGAGCAGTTTGCGGAAAGCCTAGCAGAAGGCGAGGGGCGCAAGGCGTTGATTAAACGAATCGAGCAAACGTACAAGGACATCAGCCTAGCGCGCGCCACTACTATCGCCCGGACAGAGGTGCACGCAGCTACACAGTTTGGTACTAACCAAGCGTACAAGCAGGCAGCTGTACCGATAAAGATTTGGGTAGCGGTGGGAGACTTCCACACCCGGGCGTCGCATGGCGCTATCGACGGGCAAGAGCGACCGCTGAACTCTCCGTTCTCTAACGGTCTGATGTACCCAGGAGACGAAACCGGTGACGCCGGGGAGGTTATCAATTGCCGATGCTCTATATAGCTCGGTCTAGTATGTTACAATTTATTTATTAAAGCCTATGAAACATAAAATCAAACTCAACGGTCAAATAGTCGAAGTCAATGAAGGTGAAAAGGTT